CTCGTACCGGGCAATGTCGTCGCCGCTGTCGGTGCACAGGGCGGTGATCTCCCCGATGAACGTCGGCTGCAGGTCCGTGGTGGGATCGCCGGCCCGGTCATCGCGCGTGCGGACGCGGTTGATAATATCGGCCTTGGCCGTCTCCTCGGCCAACCGCGGCGGGTCGCCTATCGCCGGGAAATTGATCTGATCTGTCATGTCCAGACCTCGAACCGTCCCAGGCTGAACGAAAGCGGGGCCGCGTCGAAATTGCACTTGCCCTTCAACGTGGCCGGCCTGACCGCCCCATACGGCACCGCCGCCGACGCGCGCACAGTGGGCCAGGGCGTTTTCATTCCCGCATCCAGGGTGATCTCGTTCGGCCGGGTCCCATCTCGGCGGGTGAAGATGCTCAGTTCTTCCCAGCCTGCATCATCACGCATGAACTCGACCGTCACGAGGTGGCTCTTTTCCATGTTGCGGCTGATAACGCGGACGCCCCGGCAGAGCCAAACCCCGGCCGGGGTGGGCGGGACGGTCATCGACTTGTTGACCCAGTTGGTGTACAAGGCGGGCCACCGCCAGGGCGGATTGGTCCCCATCGCGGCCGAGGCCGTCGCGGATATATGCCGCCTGCCAATGGCATGAACGATGTTTTTGTACCCGCTGACACTGACCATCCGCTTGTATTCGCGGGCGTTGTTGCCGTCGGCAAAGAACGCGACCTCGGCCAGTTTCGCCGTCGGTGGATAAAACTTATTGATGATCGGAGCCAGGTTCTTATCAACGTAGGTGGTGAACCGCACCTGTTCCGACCACGACTCGTACACCCAACCCGTGTCGATCGCCGGATCGCTGGGCCTGCCGTAATGCAAATCGACGATGGCCGATGTGTCGGAAAGCATGGTCACGTCGATACCCATGCAGAAGGAGGTTGACACTGTGCCGTGGTATGACCCGATGGTTACCCCGCTGGCCGTGATCGCCGCGATTCGCGTCTCGGCCTCGGTTGAACCCGGCGTGATGCCCGTGATCGTCCGCCGCTCGGTGAATGAGTAGACGTTCGCCGAGTCCAGGCTCATGCACACGCCGGGGTAATATGTCTTCTTGACTGTGGCCATTACTTGCGCACTCCCGCCATCTCATTGAACCCCTTGGTGTTATCCACGATCTGAGCCAGCAGGGTGTTAGTCATCTCCACCCCCGAAACCAATAAATCCGCACCCGGCCCGCCCATCGTCGCCGAGGAGATCCCGCTGCTTCGCCAGTCGGCGAACGAGGTGGTGCCCATGCCCCCGTAGAAGTTCTGCTTGTAGGACTCGTAAGCCTGGGCCTTCAGGGCCTCGACCTGTTTGCCCTGGCTGGCGATCTTGGGGCCGTACTGGCTGGCGGCGATCTTGTAGAGATTCTCCGCTCCGCTCACCCGCTCACCCGACGCCTGATAATTGACCAGCCCGGCAACCAGGCCGATCGCGCCAAAGCCCGCACCAGCCAGGCCCAAAGCGCCGCGTTTCATCGTGGCTCCGAAACTGCCCTCCTCTGCCCTGATCGTCGCAGCGTTGGCTTTGCGCTCCGCGAGCGTGCGCCGCATGCCGCGGATGTTGCCCTCTGCCGGGCGCAGGCCGAGGAGGTTCTTCTGATAGTCCAGCATCTCGGGGTTGTAGCGGTATTTCTGCTCCAGCGCCCCGCTTGCCACGCTCATGCTGAGCTGGTCGCTGATGCCCCGCTGCTGGACGTAACTTCCTTCGAGCAGTCCCGCGACGGCGATGTTGACCGCCGAGCCCGACCGTTCGTTCCGCCATGCGTGCAGGAAATCCGCCGCCGGCCCGCCGACAAACGGGATCGCCCCGATTGCCGTCAGGGCGGCGCCGCGATTCTGGGCCTGCATGGCGAAACCCTGAGAGAGTTTGCCCTGGGCGATCCGCATCTGCGCGACCTGGCCCATGTACACGCTCGTCAGGGCCACGATGCCGGTCCCCACCGCTTGCGCCGCCACTCCCCAGCCGATCAGGCCCTTGGTCAGGGCGCCCATGCCCGCGCCGGCCTTGGCCGAGGCTTCAGACAGGGCCATCATCGACTGCCGCAATTCCGCCGCCGCCGCCGCCTGCTGCGCAAGGAGGGCCTGAAGTTCGGCCATGCCGGAATCAGTCGGGGTTTGAGTCACCGAAATAGGTGAAGGTTCAAAGGGCATTTCATTCTTCCCGTCTGCGTCGCGCGGCTCTTTCAACGTACTCCCGGTGGCTGGTACAGCCTACTGTCCGCTCGTCGATGTCACCTATTCGGCTCAGCAGGCAAAAGAACATTCTAATGCTCACAGTCGCCACATCCCGGCCGGGGTAGTAGTGCATGAACAGGGCAATCAGTGTTGCCCAGTCTATTTCGGCGGGGCCGTCGCGTCCAAAGGGACATCACCCGCCTTAGACTTCCTGAGCCCGGCCACTTCCATCAGGACGTCCAGGAGCTCGGGCGAGTTGACCGGCAGGGATTCTACAAACGCCCGCGATATCGTCGGCTGATGCTTCTTGAGGCTTGCCCAGGCAACCTCTACCCAGTCGCCGATTGCCTTGTAGTCGCCCAGGGTGAGATAGGCGAACTTCAGCGGCTTGCCGTCTATCTCGACCTCGATAGGTTCTTGCAATGCCGTGCTCAGGGAAATCATTTGTCCCATCTCCTGTCTCGGTATGGGCGAGTTCGGGTCCAGATGCCGACAATCAGTAACCAAACCACGCACGCGGCTATAAAACTCAAAACCGAAGTTAAAATCGTCATGTGCCTATCCTCTTATGTTGGTGTGATCCTTCCATTGCTGACGAAATCGAACGCGATGGCCGCCTTGCCATCCTCGGGCCTGCTGATGCTGATGTTGCTGATGACCGCCGGCAGGCTGTATCCCGTCGTGCCCGTGGTGTAGAGCAGGAGGGCGGCGATCTTGGCCTCCGCCGGATCCGCCGTGGCCGCGACGAGGGCCGCGCGGATCGGGGCCGTGCCAAAGATAATCATCCCGCTGGCAGACCCGGCCATGCCGCACAACGTGCCCTCGATGGTGCCCCATCCGGCGTCACTGAACCCAGTGGTGTCCACGCCGCCGAAGTCGAGTGTCGCGGACCAGGTGTCCAGTTTGCATCCGAACCCGGTGATTGCGCAACTCCCGCCCTCGCCCTGAATCGTTGTTTTTGCCATGTGTCAACTCCAGGAAGATTGTGTAACCGGGCCATCGCTGCGGAAGTCAAATGTCACCGTGCATTTGCCATCCTCGGGCCGGCTCACCGTCAGATTGCTTATGAGGGCGTTGAAGGAATAGTAATGATTCGCCGAGACGGTCAGAGTCACCGTGCCCTTGCACTTTTCCGGCAGGAATGTTGCGCCCAGGGCCAGGACGGGCACCGGGGCGAACTCGGTTATCACCATTCCCGACGCCGATCCGCTCAGTCGAAGGATCGTCGCCTCGCGCGTACGGTATCCCAGATCGCCGAAGCCGCTGGTCTCCACAATGCCGGTGCTCAGGTTCGCGCTCCAGGCGTCGAGCTTGGCCACGAAACCCGTGTTGTTCGTTTGGTGGATCAGCGTGCAATCGCCGCCCACGCCCTGTATCGTCGCCATGATCTATGCTCCTGTGCCGACGAGGCGGAATGCCATCGTCAGCGCGTAAAGGTTGCTACCCGCCGGGGCGGGATTGCCTCGGCTCAGCAGCGTCAGGCAGGTCCCCGTCATGCCCGTGATCGTCGGGGCCGCCTTGTGCCAGGCCGTTATCAACTGATGACCCATCCGCCTCAGTATCCCCGCGCCGCGGTCCCGGCTCTGATAGATCGTGACCGTGATCGCCAGGTCGTGATCGCTGGCATTCGTGCCGAAGTACTCCCGGCTCTGGGTTTCGGTAACGGTGAAAACGGCGTAGGGGCTGGCCTTGCCGTAGGTAGCCAGCCCGTTGTAGCAGGCCAGGCCCGGCAGGCCGCTTTGCAGCAGCCGGTAGACGCTCGCCATGATGTCCTGAAGGTTCACCATCAGACGATCTTCTCCAGGGCGAACCGCTTGAAGACGCCCGCCGCGTCAGGCTCCACCGCCGCCGTCACGTTGTAGTACGCCCCGTCGTAGAGGACTTGATCGCTCGTGCGGATGTCCACATCGCCGGTGTACATGGTGTGGGTGATGGTCTGGCCTTCGCGGCCGGCCGTCAGGCCCTCACCGCCGCCGTAGGGCTGGATTCGGCAGGCGACGGCCGTCAGGCCCGCCACAGGCAGCCAGGAGGCGGTAGGGCTCCCCCCATCGTCCAGCGACTCCAGCCGCCGGTAGACCGCCGCCGTGTGCACGAACATGGCCGCCGGGCTTTCCATCAGGCGCTCACTCCCATGATAACGATGTCGAACGTGGCCGCATCATCCGCATCCAGGTTGGCGACTTTCAGGATATTGGCCCCGGTGGTGCTCCAGCCGGCGGTCAGGGCCGTGTGGAACGAGACGCCAAGGGCCTCGATCTTCTCGGCGTCGCTGGCGTCGGAGAACCAGCCGACAAACGGGGTCGCGGCGCCCTTGCCGACCTCGATGACCGCCGGCGTGCCCGCCGTGCTGCGGTTGACGATCAGCACCAGCTTGACCGTCGCCAGGTTGCAGGCCAGCCCCAGGGGGTTGAGCAGGTCCGCCAGGTCCAGGCTCACGCTCGGGGTGATCCCGCCGGATTTGGTCAGGGCGTACCGCCCGTGGTGGATCTGATTGACCAAGCCCGCCGTTGCCCCGAACGCCGCCGACAGGGCCTCGTAGATATTGAGGTTGTCGTTTGGGTTGCTCAGGGACGCCGCAAAGGTGCTCATGGCGGTCAGTTGCAACCCCCCCGCCAGGGTCAGACCACTCAGATTCGTCGCCATC